GCTGTCTGGCCGCTCGGACCTTTGCGCCAATACTCTTCGCCGCCGTCCTCTTTGCTGATCGGGTTCATGCCCTCCATCTCGCGCCATTCGTTGACGTTGATCACCCCGGCCTGACGCTGAGTATTGAGACCGGTTTGGCGCGTGGCAAAGTCAGCTCGCAGGGCCGCATCAAGATTGAACCGAATGATGACGCCCGCCCGCCGGTCCTCATCGGTGAGCAAACTGCGCTCCATCGCAGCCTCGAACATGCGGATGTAGGGCAGGATCACGTCTCTGACGAAAGCGAGCGATTGCTGCTCAACGTTGTTGAAAGTGCCCTTGCTCAGATCGCCGACCATATGCGGCGGCACGCCGAACGCTCCGGCGATGACCGTGCGCTGATATTGTCGGGTAGCGAGGAATTGCGCCTTGTCGTTCTCGACGGCAAAGCTGTCTACATCCATTCCCTTCGGAAGCAGCATGCCCTTGAAACGGCCGCGCCTGGCGTAGATGCTCTGGAAGTCCTCAATGAACTTCTTGCCTTCCTCATCGGTCTTGAAGCCCTGAACGCCTTGCTGGAATTTGAAGACGAGCGAAGGCATCGCGCCGTTGCCGAACAGCGCCGCGCCCATCCTCTCGGAGGCGATTTCGAGCGCGATCGCTTCGCTGACATCCATAACCGGCGAGTCGCCAACCAGCCCATCACGCGCCGCGCCGCGCGCATGCATCACCTGATCGGCCGTCAGCGTTCGCATAAAGCCGCCTGCCAATTTCGCCTCATAGGACACAGCAAGCGTTTGCTCATCTTGTTTGGGCTCGACGCTCCCCGGAAGCAAAGGCTCCAGGCGCATGATCGGACCGGTCTGGCCTCGCGCCTTGAAGGCATAGAAATTGCCGTAGCGGACAAGCCAGCTTGTTGCATCCAGCCAGAAGCTCACGCGATCCTGAGATTTGTTCGGGCTTGCGAGCAGACGAGTTACCGGATGGTTCGGCAAAACCTCCTTACGATCTCGGCCATTCACCTGAGTCTTGCGCATGACACGCAAGGGGAGCGTGGCTATGCGCTTTGAGATTGCCGAAACGAGCGCCTGAACAGTCGGAGACTGCATGGCAGTATCGGGCGTGACGTTGATGCCCGAGGCGGTTTCATGCAGAGCCTCGATACGGCGCAGGACCGTATCTATCGAAAGCCCATCCGACGACTTGCGCGCCAGCGAAACATCAAATCCGAATAGCCTCATAGGACCGTCACCCCGCCCTGGACATAGTTGTTCTCAAGATCGGCCGTAGCCGCCACGGCACGCGCCATCGTCAGGCTGACCATGCCGTCAATCCGTCCACTGCTCTTATGCTTGGCGAGTTTGCGATTGCCCGCCGGATCACTCTGCACAACGGCATTGGCCGCGCACATCGTCAGCACGGGATGATTGCCATGCGCGATCTTCTCATTGAGCAGATCGCTTTCCAGATCGCGCAGCGCCGGGCTCATCGACTGGAAGCCCTGCCCGAACTCAACAAAGCGTTCCAGCTCGTCCTCATCGAAACCGGCTTTGACCAGCCACGGCTTGAGATGCTTGAAGTTCCAGCGGTCAAACCCGGTCTGCATGACGTCCATTTCGTCGAAGACCTCGCGCAGATGCGCGGCGACGTACTCATATTCGACTGTCCGGCCCGGCGTCAGGTTGATGTAGCCTTCCTTCGCCCAGACATCGTAAGGCACGCGATCGCGCCGGGCACGATCCAGAAGCCCGACTTCGGGAAGCCAGAATGTAGGCTTGACATGCCAACGGCCTTCTATCGGCGCGATCAGGACAAGCGCCGTCAAATCGTTGCAGTCGGAAAGGTCGAGACCGGCATAAACCGGATAGCCATAGAACTGCTTGGCGACGTCGAACGCGCAGCCCATCCAGACAGAGCGCGAGACGAATGGCGAATTCAGCTCGACGCGTTGGTTGAGGACGAGGTTGCGAAAACGCGGCTCGCGTGACGGCATGCGCTTGGCAGCGCGCGCCATGTCGCGGACCTCATCGGCGTTCTGGAAATCGCCATAAGCCGGGTTGGCCTGTTTGATCGCTTGAACCGAGAAGGGATCAAGATCGGGATCGGCCGTGTACAGACTGACAGTGACACGCGGATCGTGACCGGCGAGAGCATCATCGATCAGCACCGACAACAAGTCGCCATCGGTTGGCGCTTGCGTCGAGATGATGACCGACAGCGGCGCTTCCTGCCCGGCCGTGGCAGTTTCCAGAGCCTCGTAAAGCTCAGAGTCCGGCCCTTTGACCTGGCCGAGCTCATCATGACAAATAAAGACAGGCGAAAGGCCGTATGCGGTAGAAGCCTCGGCCGACAGCGCCTTGTAAATCGTGCCCAGCTCATCGCAATAGAGATGCTTGGCCGTGTCGCGGATGATCACGACTTCGGATAGCTCCGGCGAGAGACGAACGACCTTGGCGGCCAAGCTGAATAGGATCGCCGCCTGATCACGCGATTGCGCCGCACTGTAGAGCTGCGAGTTCGGTCGCGCTTCCGGTCCAACGAGGTGCAAGAGCAGGAGGAAGGCCGCGATCGCGGTCTTTCCATTCTTCCGGCCAAATGACAAGATTGCCCGGCGCGTGCCGTGCGGATTGTCGTAGATCTTGATCAACTCGCGACGCTGCCAAGCGCGCAGCTTCACCGGCCGCCCAACGTGCCGACCTTCCGGGACACGGCAGTAGCGCTCAATCCAGGCGATGTTCCTGGCTGCGCGGCTTTTGGTTTTTCCTTGGATCATCGTGTATAAGGGTACCGTCTCTCCGGCTGTCAGACCTGTTCGCCCTCGCCCACAGTGCACGAATTTTACACAATCTAAAGGTACTAGAAACCTACATTTCAACCCTTAGTTGCCAACAAGAAAACTAATCAGTATTAATCCATCTATATTGAGAAAAGAGGTGATCGGTATGAATAAGTATATGGTCTTTGTATTTTCTTCATTTGTTGCCGCCGCGCTGCTTGGGAATGACGCCAAGACAAATGAATTGGCACCAAAAGATAGCGACATTTTCGAAAACCTTAGTGAAGGCTACAAAAAATTTGAGCCGGTAGAGGAGCAACCTGTTGAGGTGGAGGAACCACCTTTAACGCCAGACGACATAGAAACAATGAAAAATGTAGAACGTCCTTTTGGTCCGCCAAACGATCCAAAGTATAATGCTACAGACTCGCAGGGCGATCCGGAGGGTTTACCACCTTTCTTGGATCGATAACTGCTAACGCAGAAACCTCATCGTCAACGTCGCCGTCGAACTCGATCAGATCGTCACTCGCGCCGTAGATTTTTGTTGTCATAGTGGCCTCAAAAATTCTTGTTCAGCTTCCGACCATTCACCCGGATAGAGTTCCATGAACCTGGCGATCAGCCGGTTAGATTCATCTTGCGAGCGGTAGAACTCAGCGGCTTGAACAGGCAGGAAGAGCTTTCGGTTATTCATTCGTTCGCGGAATCGTTCCGCGCGTTCGAATGCTGATTTAAGCTCTTTGAATAAAGCCTCACGAGTCGGCATCAATCGCCCAGAAACGGATTGCGCCGACGCGGATTTATGACCGGCGTTGCCTCATCGAGCAGCCTTTCGAAGATCGCGCGCGACTGACTGCGGTTCTCCGCGTCCACCGTTTCCCAGATGCGATTGACCAGCTTCTCAAAGAACGCCGTCATCTCCGCGCATGCGGTAATATCGAAGCTTTCCAGCCGCTCATTGCGATTGAGGTTCATGGATGACCGCATGGTGACGGCCAGCTCGTCGCCTCGAATGGTCGCGAACTTCGCGTGAGAGTTGACCGCGCGGAACGCATCAGGACCGAACGCCTTGACCAGCACCGCTGCCAGCTCCGGCCGCCGGGTGAACATCGACGGATCAAGAACGAAGCGGATCGAACGAATGTTCCGATTGCGGACGAAGCTGTAGGATTGCTCAGCGTCGTAGACACCCATCGTCCAGGTGGCAATCGCGACATCGGCCGGGCCGGTTAGCGTCAAGATATGCTCGACCATATCGATGAGCGAAAACTGTCCGTTCGTAATCCCGCATATGTCATCGCCTGGCTTGAGCGCGCCGATGATCTGCTTTGCAGTCGCCGTCCCGCTTTCGCGGAAGACGCGGCGTGCGCCCTCGCGCCGGAAACGCACCGGCTCAATCTCGCTCGCTGGCAGCTTATACATCCCAGGGCTTAGCCTTTCCGCCGTCGCCTTTCTTTTTGCTTTTGTCATAGGTGGATTGCTGCGAAATCCGCATTTTCGTTGCCAGCGTCGTGATGATCTGGCTTTCGCGCGCTTGCATCTTCAGCGCGGCTTCGTAGAGTTTGAAATCGAAATTCTCGGCATCCGCTTCCAGCGCAGTGATCATCTGGCGGACACGCCGCGCCGTGATGACGTGGCGGCAATACTGGATCAGGAGCGGATAT